GGCATAGTGTTGGCAACAGGGTAGGTTGGCACACCGCCTACAACGCGCACCAACTGAAGGAACTCATCATGCCGTAAGCTCAACATACCTTTACTTTTTTGTGATGTGAAACCTGCCGCGTCAGCCACAATGGCGTGGGTGACAGCAGCTGACCAATTACTGAAGGCTACTGTCTCATCATCTCCGCAAATTCGCTGCTTCGTGCAGTCCGCATACCTACCGAACAGCAGTCTTTGAATTGACTGCACACACTCTAGGTACACCAAATGTAAAAATGTGTTATCCCTTGCTGTATTTCTGTGACCTGACCAGAGGCCACACCTGGCTAATGCTGAGCCCCCAGGTGTGTGCATAACTGCATTGTTGTAAGAAGTGGCAACCCATCTCTCTGCAGCTGATTTTGATGCAGCCCATGGTTCAGGAACCTTATCCCAAGCTCTAGCTAATGCTAAATCCACTTCCTGCAGAGACCTTAGTGAATGCAGTATATTGAAGTTGCTGTAGTCATTGCTTACACGCCATACACGAGGACCGGCATCAAATGCGAGCCACTCAGCAACGTCAGCAGGGTCTTGCCGTAGCACCATTCCTCCCATCTTGGTTGAGACTTCAATGCCTGCTGATGCATAACCGGCAATGAGGGCTGTTCTATCATCTACTGCGAGCAGTGCACGCCGCTTCATGCCAGGTTCAGGCTTAGTTGATCCACGTGCTATTGTGAAGCAGTCACCCCTCAATTGTCTCTTCACTTGGGTTGCGTCCATCATTTCCATAATTGTTGGTTTGATTGGTCTCATCTGCAGGTCCAGTTTTGGGTCAGTGTTCTTTAATTGCCGTTTGGCTTCACCTGCTTTAGAGGTTGTTCCCCTAGGAGTGGACAGCCAACGTTTTTCCCAATACTCCTGGAAAGATCCGCCACGCGATTGTAGTTGTCGTATAGCTGCGGTGGCTATTGAGTCAAGCACACGTCGCCTCACTAGTGTGTAGGCAGCCCCACTGATTTTACCACCGTGCGCTGCAGCTTTGGCAGTTGTGGTGGTAGACCGGTCGAGCAATTCTGTCTCCCAATCTGCTTCTTGATCGGTTCTGCCCATTAGACATATTAATTTCCTCAATCTGAATGCGTGTTTGAGCTCGGCTTGTCCTCTTCCGAAAACCTGCCCAAGTCTCCTGCACTCAGATGCAAATCGCTTAACTAAAGGATCCCACTGTGCCAATGGCAGTTTGTGAATTGGCAACTCGCTGCACAAGTAGTTGGCAGTATCTGTCATTAACCAGATGCACAATGCTGCCACTGCATAATCTAGTTGTCCGGCCTGGTAGACCATGGCTTCTGCAATCAACCGGTTTTCTTGATGCCATCCAAGCTCATAAATGGTTCTTACATTGACTTTGGTCATGAAAGCGTAGCTCTTTGGTCCTCTGTCAAATCCGTTTGTACAATACTCTAAGGTCAAATTGTCGCAATTGAGTGGTGTCACCTTAGCCAACACACCTTCCAATTCTGCCCTGTCTGGTGATAGGCCAAGGCAAATAGCATCCTCTATACATGTGGTTCCTGCACCTACAGCTGTGCGGATAGTTGCACCACAACAGCCTGCATACTCTGCTGCCACATGCTCCACTATGATGAGGTCTCTGGGGGAGCGAATCCTAGCCCAGGCCCCCCAGTTGATGTGCCTTCCGCACTTCCAACACTTTCTGGGGAACTCACCGAGACTTGGCCGGATCCTTGCTGAAAAAACGCCTCAGCACTAGTTTCTGGCTGCAACTCATCATCGGGTGCCTTGCCAACATCCTGGTCGCTTTTGGGACTTTGCTCTCGTAATACATCATCAATAGACATCTGGTCATCACCTGGCACTGCTACCTCTTCGCGTCCAGGTGATACTCGTGGCTGCCTTACATTGAGTTTCCGGTCGGCTTCCCTTATTAGTGAGCGTAGTGAGTGCATACTATCTATTAATGCTTCCCGCTCTGATGCTAGCTGTTGAGTTGTCAGTAGTTGATCTTGGATGATGAGTGCATCCTGAGCCAATTGTTTTTGAGTAGCGGGATCAGATTCATACTCACGGATTAAATCTCCATGAAATCTGGCCATATTAAGTATGCTTGGCAGCTCACTTGCTGGATAATCTATATCCTTCCGTGAACCTTGCCGCAGGACATTAGGATCCATGTCAAGGTGTTGAAATTGGGCACTCAATCGGTTGAATGCATCCAATGCTGCTTTATCTAGTTGGCCATTCTCTGTGGTAAGTGGCACGGTCTCTCCCCTACGTGGAATGCTAAGCACCCCTTGATTAATCTCCAGTGTGCCATCACTTGTGCCAAATGCCATTGCCTGACCGTCCATCAATTCAAATGCATTGCCTACCCCACCAAGATAAACCTCC